AGACTAAATGCCATTCTATATTTCTCAATAACCTTTGTCTTCTTCATTCGTTTGGCATATTTTTCAAGAGGTTCATCACCTTTATGACCATAATAGTACTGATACGCTTCCTTTCTATTAATTTTTTTAATTTTATCATTCGGAACATATTTCATGTCCAACATGAAATACGTCTTCGTAGGTCCATCCGCGGTTGGATATGGGACGTCATTGTTCCCAACGGGTGAATGATATTTCGTAATGCGTTCGTCAGTGCTAAACTCATAGATTGTTTCACCAATGTGCACATACCTTAAATTATCGATGCGCAACAAGATTGAGTTTCCAGGAAACCCATCGCGGCCAATAAATATTTCTTGATATCTGTAGGTCTTCACAAGTTTTGTAAAAGAACTACGTTTTTCTTTCATAGTTGGATTTTTTTCCCATTCTTTATGTTGTTGTAGTATATCTTTTCTTGTTTTTTTATAAACACTCGCTGTTTTTTGCGCACTGTCAACTTTTACTAAAAAAAGTCTTTCTCCGTTATGGTGTGTGAGATAATACCGTATGGTCATTTATCGTGAGTGTAGAAATTTCTCACGCATGTAAATCCCTGTCAGCCGTGTGCCACGTCTTCCCCTTTGTGGCGTAGCTGTGTACACGCGCGTAGGCCCACTGTTGGGGAGTGGCCCCTGGGCGGTGTCCCGTCCGCCACGCCGCGAGACCTCTCTTATACACGGTGCGTAAGGTGCGCAGAGGGATACCCGTGGCCTTTGCAATTTGAGGCAATGACTTAACATCGTCTCCATACATCTTTCTAAATTTCAAGGTGTATGAAGATGTGCGCGTTTTCTTTCCTTTATTCGTGGGGAAGGGGGTGTAGGTTTTCTTTAACATTTTCAAATATCTCTGTTTCTTTTCCGAAGGGGTGAGACCCGTGAAATACCTCGCTGGAGTGTACATCTTACATTACGCTATGGAAATTTTAACGGGCCTATCTGTTCGTATTATACACAGAGCCATGGTCAACACACGTTTCGTGCGGGCACTCCGCACGAGGACCTCGCTGTGATCTATGTACTTCCGCGCGTCGCTCCGGTGCTTGCTGAGCACGCGTCGCAAGCGCAACGCCTGTCGGAGAGATACGCGGGAACACTGCGTGGTGTCGAACACGAGCTTTACGGGCTCCCTATGGCACCACACGCTCGTGAAGTAGCGGTCGAGGTCCATGATGGTCGTGTCGTCCGTGATCCCGAGTCGGATGGTCAGCATGTGAAAAAGTGAGGAAATACCCCCAGAGGCGGGACCCCTTAGAAACACACATACCAAAAATGAAGAAAGAAGAAATCGTCCAACTTTTTGAAAATCTCAGTGAAGCCTACGCGGAACACGACGACGAGGGGAGGGCCGCGTCCTTCGCCCGCGTCGCGGAATCCATCGCGTGTCTCAAGACCATCACGTGCGGTGCGGACATCGCCAACCTCCACGGAGTCGGTCAGAGTTCGGTGGACATCGTCGATGAGTTTTTCAAGACTGGACGCTGTGAGCGCCTTGAAGAACTCATGGACACTGAGATGAAGATACAAATGCGCACGAAAGAACTCCTCGCGATGGAGCGCCCGGCGAATAAACACACCATGAAAGCCTTCGTGCTCGTGAAACATCCGTACGTCAAGGAGTGCGCGAAAGTGGCGAAGGACCTTCTCAAGGGTGTGGACACGCACGTGAAAGTGGCCCTCGCCGACCTCCTGAAGAGGGATGGTTTTCTCCCCGATTACGAGGTGGAAGACATACGCTGCGACGCGTGCCACCTCCAGAGGGATGAGGGGTGTTCGGAGGAGTGCGAGTGCGATGAAGTCAGACTCGGACGCCTTCTGTGGGCCCTAAATCCTTGACTATGACGAAGTGTGGTGTCGGATTAATCCACGAGCGGGATTTCAGTTTTTCGATGATACACCGCCCATCTCCACCGAGGAGGTCGCACCACGTCTGGGGAGACTGCATGTGCTTGATGGTGCTCATGGGTTGTCTAAAAAATACATAATGTAATTTCGAAACGACATACTCATACAACGTATGTGGCATGTCCTCTATGATGATGATTCTTTTCGCGCACACGCGTTTCAACTCCTCGATGATTTCCCTGTGATGTGGGATGTGATGCAACACGAACATGCACACGACCACGTCGAACGCGTCGTCCTCGAATGGGAGGGTGTGTCCGTCGTACACGACCGCGTCCTGACACCCTTTGTAAATGTCCACGCTCGTGACGTAGTTTCTGTTTTTCAGGTAGGCACCGAGTTCACAACGACCGGCACCGAAGTCGAGAACGTTCGTGAACTTTGGAATGTACCTCTTTATTTCTTCAAAGTATCTATTTCTATTCTTGACATCTCTGTACGCTGCCAAGAATAGAAGAAGAGCCAACGAGGTGGTGACTATCATGTATTTAAATAAGATTTAGTTCCCAAAAGCAACCCCACCCATGCCGTCTTTAATACGAAGGACGTTCATATTGACACCGTACGCGCGCGTGATGGCACCGGAACCACCGCTCGGGGACTTGAGCTTGAGCATGGCCGTATCGATGCGGCTAAAGTTCAGAGAGCCGGTCATCTGAGACTTGTTGAGGGTGAGGGCGAACGGCCACGTGTACAACGGGAGGGTGTCGAGGACGTCATCGGGGAGGGACGTCGCGTGCATCTCCGGAACCACGGTGTGGTGGTAGACGTTGGACGTGCCGTCGAACAACGGCGTGCCGTTGATGTACAGGGTGCTCTCCGTGAACGTGTAGTTGGCGGCCCAGTTGGCTCCACCCGTCTTGGAAGACACCACGTGCACCGCGCGGCACGGGTGGTTGAAGTAGGTGAGGTCGACCTCCGTGTCGGTCTCTTCCATCGGTTGGTACTGGACCTGGTTGATGAGGAGGCGTTGTTCGTTCTTGACGAAAAACTCGCGCTCTTGGGTGTCCAAGAACACGAAGGAGCCGTAGACCTTCGGGGTTTCGCTCGGGACGAGACCCGAACGACACTTGATGCGAATCTCCACCTGGTGGTTCGCCAGGGCGACGAGCGGGAGGCACTTGGTCCAGTCCTCGCCGAAGAAGAACGGGATCATGTAGTGCCCAGCGTTGGAACCGCTGTACCCGACCGCGTTCGGTTTCACGTCCGTCGTCGTGACGGCCATGCTCCCCTTGGCCCCATCTGGGCGGTAGAGGGCGTTGTGCACACCCTGGATGTACAGGGCGTCCAAGCGGCACACCTCTTGACCACCGATCCACAACGAGAACTCCGTCGGCGCTTTCGTGCTGCTGAAGAAACCCGTGTTGTTGTCCCCAGTGGCACCGATGTCCGGGGCCTCCACCCACACGTAGGACAAAAGGTCACCTTTGCTTCGGATCGGAATCGTGACCTCATTATTCGACGCAAACGTACCGATATAATCGAGCCGTTCGGGCTTGATTGCGAAGTTCGTGTACCTCTTGTAGTTTTGTCTAAAAAAACTGACTTCAGGATTCGACGTGGTATACGTGTCCTGGACACCTCGACTGACCAATTCAATCAACGCAGCTGACATTTACTATATAAAACATATTAAAATTTTGACCGAGATTCATACACATGGTGGTCTTTCAGGCGCTGACGTGGGAAGCACGGGATGACGAGGACAACGGACATCTCATCAGCGTCTTCGGCAAGACGGAAGATGGGAAGTCGGTCTGCGTCACCACGGAGTTCACGCCGTATTTCTACGTCAAGCTCCCCGACGCCAAGGCCCAGACCGTGCGCGAGGTCTACCACGCACTGGAGAAACGGTGTCCTGAGTGTTTGGTTGGCTACGGGTTAAAGAAGGCGAAGGACGTCTGGGGATTTCAAAACAACCAAGAGTTTCCATTCATGCGTCTGGACTGCGCCAACCTCGCCAAGCGAAGGTACGTCGCGAACACCCTCAAGTACGGGGTCCAGCTGGCGAGGGGGAACACCAAGCTCCGCGTCTACGAGGCCAACCTCGACCCGGTCCTGCGTCTCATGCATCGCACGGGAATTCAGTCCACGGGGTGGTTGGACACCGGTGGGAAGTGCGTGCGCTCCCACCTTGCACACGTGGACATCGACCTGTTCTGCAACGACTGGACCACACTCACCCCCGTCGCCAGGGACGACATCGCCCCGTTCGTCGTCGCCTCCGTGGACATCGAGTGCAACAGTTCCACTGGGAAGTTCCCTGACGCCGACGTCACCGATGACTGCTGTTTTCAGATCGCACTGACCCTGTGCAAGTTCGGGAGCGACGAACCCTATGAGGAGGTGTGCCTGTGCTACAAGAAGACAGAGGGAGAGAAGGTTCAGAGCTTCGACACGGAGAAGGCGTTGCTCGAGGGGTTTCAGAGGTACTTGCGCAAAGCCGACGTGGACATCATCACCGGTTGGAACATCTTCGGGTTCGATTTGGAGTACATCATGAAACGTGGGTTGGTGTGTAAGTGTGCGCCCGAGTTTTTCGAGATGGGAAAGTTCAAACACACACCGTGTGAGATGCTCTACAAGAAGTTGTCCTCGAGCGCCCTGGGCGACAACGAGCTGAAACTCCTCCCCATGAGTGGCAGGTTCATCTTCGATCTGTTCCACGAGGTGAAGAAAGGGTACAAGTTGGACAGCTACAAGTTAAACAGCGTGGCCCAGCTCTACCTGGGAGACCAGAAGTTGGACATGCCCCCTCGGGAGATTTTTAGGAGGTTTCAGAAAGGCGACGCCCATGAATTGGGTGAGGTGGCCGATTACTGCATCAAAGATACCCTTCTGCCTCACAAGCTCCTGGCGAAGTTGTGCATCCTGGTGAATCTCTTAGAGATGGCGAAAGCCACTTCAGTTCCGCTGTGTTTTCTCGTCGAGAGAGGGCAGCAAATTAAAGTGTTTTCGCAATTGACGAAGAAGGCGGCGGAGCTCGGGTTCTTGGTGCCAGTCATCTACCAAGGCGCAGTCCCTGAGGAAGGCTACGAAGGGGCCACCGTCCTCGAAGCTCAGTCTGGGGCCTATTACACACCCATCACCGCACTGGATTTCGCATCGCTGTACCCATCCATCATGATGGCCCACAACCTGTGCTACAGCACCTTGGTCATGGACGAGCGACGCTATGGCAACATTCCAGGGGTGGAGTACGAGACGTTCACCCTCGCGTCTGGGAAGTCTTACAAATTCGCTCAAAACGTGCCGAGTTTACTACCGACCATCTTGGCAGAGCTCAAGCAATTTCGTAAACAGGCGAAGAAGGACATGGCCATGGCGACCACGCAGGGGATGAAGGAGGTGTACAACGGGAAGCAGTTGGCCTACAAGATTTCCATGAACTCGTGCTACGGGTTCACCGGGGCCGCGAGGGGGATGTTGCCGTGCGTCGCCATCGCGTCGTCGGTGACGTTCAAGGGGAGGTCCATGATTGAGGAGACAAAAAACTACGTGGAAGCGCATTTCCCAGGGGCACAGGTGCGTTACGGTGACACGGACTCCGTCATGGTTGAATTTGACGTCCAAGGGCGCACGGGGCAAGACGCCATCGACTACAGTTGGGAACTGGGTGAGAAGGCGGCCGAGGAGTGCACCCGACTGTTCAAGAAACCCAACGATTTGGAGTTGGAGAAGGTGTACATGCCTTACATTCTCTACAGTAAGAAACGCTACGCGGCCAAGTTGTGGGAGAAGGCAAAGTCTGGAAGGGTGGAGTTCAAGTACATCGACGTCAAAGGTTTGCAATTGGTCCGACGAGATAACACCCCCCACGTGCGTGAGGTGTGCAAGGAGTTGTTAGACGTCATTCTCGAATCTTCGGAACCCGAACCACCGCAGGTATTGGCGAGGGAGCGCGCCCTTGAGTTGCTCACCGGTGATGTGCCCC